GCTCATCCTCCGGATCCAGAATGTCGAACGACTGACGCTCAGCACCTGGTGCATTGCTCCGGACGACGTGCTGCAGCTGAAGAAATGGATCAGCGAAGGGCGCATCGGCCGGCTGGATGTATGGCTCGGAGAGATTTACCGCGGGAACTCAGGCCGGCACGGCGTGACCGTCGCATCGATGCGCGAAGCGCTGAAGGGCCTGGAAGGAGTGACCGTCCGGGCCGGGCACAACCACGCCAAGGTGATGGCCGGCCGTGGCCGCCACTTCGACTTCGTTATCCTTACGTCGGCCAACATCAACACCAATCCCCGCATCGAGAGCGCAGTCGTCCAGATCCCGGAAGACCACGCCCTCGTGGAATTCTATGAAGATTTCTTCTCAACCGTGAAAGAGATATGATTGCACTCAACCTACCGGATGAATGGCTCCCCGACATCGAGGAGGCAGTCGAGGCCTACCTGAAGAACCTCGGCCGGTATATCAACAAGTCCAATGAGGACATATACCGCATCGAGCGCTACCAACTCATACTGCAGGCCATCCAGGACAAAAGGCTGGCCAGATAGACTTTTTTCGTATGAAATTTGGAAAATCAAATATAAATCTGCAACTTTGCTCCTGCTCTTACATTCTGAACAACCAGGAGTCGATTGTTGTATATAGACAATTCGAGTCCCTTTGCGAGCCGTTTGGAGCGGCTATATATCGCCTTCTGGCAGTATGTGAGAGCAGCGCAAAGGGGCTCTTTTTTATTATTTGTTCTATATGCTCTCACAGAACGAAGCCGGCACCTTACTGCCACCGACGGGAGAACTGTACCCGTCTTATCTCATCCAGGCCCTGTCTCATCTCAAGGCGGCCGCATCCCTTCTCGACGACCAGTCGGTCCACATTCCGAAGCAGCTGCAGAAGCGGCTGTACAACCTGCTTACATCGTCCCGCGACACCGTCTGGGAGATTTACCACGACTGCACTGACGCTGTTTGTCTGTTCCTAATGCCCGAAAGCAATGAGTGACTACAAGATAACCAAAGAGGACATCTATGCCGCGACCGAAGGCGGCAAGGCCGTCATCCTCAGCATTTATCCTCAAAGCGCAGCCGGATTCAGCGGCCGCCGGAATTTCCGCATCCGGGAAGGAGACGACCGGAAGCCATCCTGCACCGTTTTCCAGAAAGACGGCGTATGGTTCCTTCAGGATAAGGGCGGCACCGACACCAAGGCCTACACGGCCGTTGAGCTCGTCCGGAAGGAATATAACCTCAATTACCCGCAGGCCCTGGAATGGATCGCCTCGAAGTTCGCTCCGGACCTGCTGCAGGGCAAGGACGTGCGCGACGCCTCCGTCCCGAAGCCGGAGATGGCCAGGATGCCCGGTCAGGACTCGATGACCGTGCAGCTGCGTCCGGACGGCAAGTTCACCAAGGGCGAACTCGACCTGCTCGGCCGCGGCATCACCCAGGAACTCTGCGAACAGTTCGACCTCAAGCCGGTCACGTCGTACGTTACGGCACGGACGGCGAAGGGCGACTCGTGGAAAATCACGGCCACTCCGGAATACCCCGTCTATTATTACGACTACGGCGATTACGGCAAGATATACTGCCCCCTCGGCGACATTCGCTTCTATTGGAAAGACAACAAGACCGTTCAGGAGGCCGATGACAAGGCAGCCTCCGACGCAAAGGCCCAGGGACTGCCGGCACCCAAGCGCCGCTTCATCCCCTTCAGCGGGGAGAAGGATTTTATGGCCAGGTATCGAGCTGTCGTCAATAAAGAATGGAACCCGCAGCGGACCGTGCCGTCTGAAGACGGTGAAGGCACCGTGCAGGAAGATATGACGTGGGATAAGCTCATCATCTGCAGCGGCCCTTCTGACGCTCTTAACGTCCGGCGCTCCAGCCCTGACTATCACGTCTGCTGGCCTAACAGCGAGACGGCCGACATCACGCCCGAGCAATACGGTATCCTCAGCAAGCTGGCAAAGAAAATCTACCTGCTCTTCGACGCGGACGATACCGGGGTGAAGCAGGCACAGAAAAACGCCCTTTCCTACCTCGACATCGCCGTGATCCAGCTTCCTTCAGACCTGTCTTCCTTCCGGACGCGCCGCGGAAAGCCCTGCAAGGATGCCAAGGACTTCTTCGTCCATTACCGGCATCCGGAACTGGGAAGTGTGGACGACATCTTCGCCAATATGGTCAAGATGGCCGGCTCTCTGAAGTTCTGGCAGGAGAAGCGCGACAAGACCAACACTCTGACCGGCTACGACATCAACAACTCGCAGATGTACGCCTTCCTGCAGGCGATGGGATTCTTCACCATCGACGACCCCGGCCACCCGCGAGGCTATTGCCACGTCCACGACAACGTCGTCGAAATGATTCCCCCGGAAGACATCAAGGCCCGCTGTATGGCTCAGCTGCAGGAGTTCCTGGTTCAGCATCCGCAGTACTATAAGCAGGCCCTGGCCAACTCCATCTTCCGCAGCAAGCAGGTATCTCCGGACTCATTCAGCAACCTCAAGAAGATACGTCCGAACTTTGACGCCTATACCGCTGATGCCGACTATTTCTTCTTCAGGAATGGTGTTTTCAAGGTCACGGCCGACAACATCGAGCACCTGAAGCCCGGCAGCTGCCCGTATATGGTGCATTCCGACAAGATCATCGACCACGACTTTAAGGTCGAGGCGTCATTCTTCGAAATCCGCCGTACTCCGGAATATGAAGGGGCCTTGTCCCTTCTCCGGCGCTGCACCCCCCGCACCCCCGAGTATGTGGAACAAAAGAAGCAAGTTGACGCGATAAAGGACATCAGGCAGTACGAGCTGGAGATCCTGCGCCCTGATTTCGACTGGCTGCAGTTCGTCTACAACACAGGCCGAGTATACTGGCAGGAGGAGAACGCCGGCTACATACTCTCGGAGGACCAGCGCGCCGAGCACGACCTGAATTTCATCTCCAAGGTGACGCTCCTTGGCTATATGCTCAGCAAGCACAAGGATGCTGCCAAGCCTTACGCAGCCTATGCAATGGAGACGGAGCAGGGAGAAGTCGGAGAGCATCGCGGCGGTACCGGCAAGAGCATCCTCCTGGGAAGTGTCGAGCGCCTGCGCCGGCAGAACTACATCGACGGCCGGCACATCAAGACCGACAAGATGGACTTCATCCTCCAAGGAGTGAAGAAAGGCTACACTGATACCGTGTATATCGACGACATCAACCACCGCGTAGATATGCACATATTTATGAACTGGATCACCGGGAAAATGGAAGTCAACGCCAAGTATGCCGACAAGGTGACCCTGTCGTTCAAGGATTCTCCCAAGCTCGCCCTGTCCAGCAACCACGCCATCACGGACTTCGACGGGTCGCTTCGGCGCCGTATCTGGTTTGCCGCCTTCAGCAACTATTATCACAGCGAGGATCCTGAGCAAGGAATGAAGGCCTACACCCCCGATATGGACTTCCACCGCACGCTCATCGACGATTACAGCACCGAGGAGATGAACCACTTCTACAACTTTATGCTGCAGTGCGTCCAGGTGTGGAAAAAGTTCCGCGTCAGGATCCAGCCCGCTATGCGTGCTATCGAGATGCGCAACCTCAAGAAGGCTATGACCCAGGAATTCCTCTACTGGGCAGAGAGCTACTTCACCGATGACAAACTGAACCAGGTTCTCGAGACTTCCATCGTCTTCGAGGAGTACAAGAAAGATCTGCCGAAGCCGATTGCGGAAATGATGAAGATCCAGACGTTCAAGAAGCGTCTGCAGCAGTTCTGCCTGTACAAGGACTGGGTGTTCAACCCCAAGTGCCTCCTAAAGAGCAAGACCGAGCAGGAACGGTGCGACATCCGGCGCAAGATTGCCGGCAAGGACCGCTACTATTTCTTCATCGACACCACCAAGAACCCGGACCTGCCGGTCAGCGTCATCCTCGCCGAGATTGACAATCCCTCCGGGGGCGAGGGGGAAACGCCCACGTCCGGAACGCTCGAGGGGATGACTCCGGAGCCCTGGGAGCAGGAAGGAGACGCGCCGGCTGCAGCAGCTGCTCCGCAAGGTGAACCCAAACCAATCTTCGGCTGATGGCTTCCAGGCTCCTGGACCTTAGCGTCTGGTACCGCGGGCGCTCTCTTCCGGTATGGTGCTATGACTCCGTGCCGGAAAAGATGCGCCCAGCCAGGACCACTGACCTCTATATGGGCCGGCCGGTACTGTACCAGGTACTCACTGGACCGGATGAAGGGCTGTACTACACTGACTACGTCAGGCCCAGTATCTACCACATCTTAATAGACAGGATCAATGCAGGCAAAGAAGTTTATGTCGCTGCTCAATGAGCGAGGCGGGAAGAGAGAGCTCGTACTGGACGCCGTGAAGAAAGTCCAGCATGATATAGATGAGGAAATAGCCAAGGCAGCAGCTTCCCTCGGGATGTCCACGCGCCAGTTCTGCGAGGAATACAAGGTAGAATGGGACGGACCTACATTCGAGAGAGGCGAAGACGTATGGAGTGTAACCCTCCGCTGGCATTACATCCACCGGCAGCCACTATAAGAGCGTCAACATCACAGGCGTCTGGGACGCCAGGGCTACGGGCTACCGTAGCCCTTTTATTTTGCCTCGGCCGGCCCATATTTTTATTTAACATTTTTTCTTGCTTTTTTCTTTGACGCATTGACGCAGGCTTGTAAAAAGATGAGTATAAAAGAGTTATCGGCGTCAACTTTTTCAGCAAGGGGCTGACCGGGCGACCGGGACCTCTCCGAGTGTGATTTCCCGCTCAAAAACTCTGACGCCATTATAAATCAACGAGTTACGGCATATTTTTGAAAAATCCCGGTCAACCGCCCGTCAAAAAGTCTGACGCAGGTAACTCGCTATTGTATAATTATTTACAAACCAGCGTCAGGGCGTCAACTTTTTGCTACAATTTTCCGCGTCAACAAAGAGAACTTTCCAGCAAGCCAAAAATGCCCCTATTTTCGTATCTTTGCGTAGTGTCCCGAATGGTGAAGAGCTGCATCCGTACCTTTGCTGGGAAATGGGCAAATATTCACCGACGGCCGACCTCCAGGTCGGCACTTTCTTCAAGGACTGGATAGTCAGTGTCAACGGCAGTGAAGTCGTAGTCCTGGACGAGCGCTCGAATCTGTGGGGGCTCGTAGCTTCCTATCTCGAGAAGCCGGCTCAGCCCTGGGCTCCACTGAAGGACCGGACCGGCTACATTTCCATCCAGTTACTGAACTGCGACGGCCGGCCGCGGTGGAACATACCGGAGCAGGATGTGATCTACGTCAACGAAGAGTACCGTTTCGCCATCTCTCAAGCCGGCCAGGCATCCATCTGCCGGTATCTTAAAAACCAGCTGTACGGAGTATTCAACGCCTATATGGTTGGCAGATTCAGCGACGATGACTCGGAACCTATCCGTCACGCTATCGGTTCTTTCCTCTGCGACTTCAACCTGCCAATCAACGATACCATCATCAGCAACCTCTCGAAGGTCTGGTACCGGTACCGGCTGAAAAACCCGATAAACAACGCCATCCCCATCTTTTTTTAGCCCAAACAAAGTCCAATGAAACCAGGTATCCGCAGTATCGAATATGCAGCAGCTTCCGCTTTTGGAGACTTCAGTGATCTTCCTGCCGGCGCGTCCGTTCGCCTGGCAGACTACCTGACCAGTCCGCTCTCGAACCTCCCCTTCACGCAAGATTCCGTAAACATCTCCGAAAAATGGAACTACGACGAGAACGGCCGCAGCTGCGACTTCACACTCACGGCCGCGCTCCGCGTAGATAAGGCGTCTTGGCGTCCGACGCTGCGCAAGCTCACTGGTAAGAAATATATCTTCGTTCTCACCCTCGTGACAGGGGAACGGTTCATTATCGGCTCCACCCAGTTCCTGCCGGTGTTCACTTTTGAAGACGGGATATCCGGCATATCATCTGACGGGTTTACATTCCAGATTTCTCTTCAAAACCTTCAAGGCCCCGTAATGGTGTCCCAATAGCCGCCCGTCTCTCGCCTTACCTTTGTATCACCCAAAAGCACCCATTGGATGATACTGTCGACTTTTACTATGAATCTTCGCGGACCCTGGATGATCACTCCCGACCAGGCCGCCGCAATGGCTCCGATACTGCAAGGAGTCATCAACGGGTATATCACCGAAATCGAAAAGGGGCCTGCAGCTGCCAAAATCAGCTGCGCCGACCTCATCCCGGCGCCTCAGGGCAAGGCCAACCCCTACGCCTCCAAGTCCATATACGTCACGTATCTCACCGGCACGATGCTGAAGTATGATTCGTGCGGAGATCTTGGCACCCGTTCCATCGGCGAAGGCCTGAAAGCCGCCGATGCGGATCCGGAAGTCATCGGTCACATCATCGTCGCCGACTCCGGCGGCGGATCATCCGACTCGGTGCCAGAGCTGGCCGACGCCATCAAGGCCTGCACCAAACCCGTCGTGGGCTTCATCGACGGCACTGCAGCTTCGGCCTGCATCTACGCACTCTCATACTGCGACCGCATCATCGCCCATCAGCCCAAGGACCGCGTCGGCTGCATCGGCACGCTCATACAGCTCTCCGGCTACCCCAAGTTCCACAAGGAAAACGACGGATACGTCAGCGCCCGTATCTACGCAGACGCAGCGACGGAGAAAAACGCAGATTATGAAGCTGCGCTCGAGGGCAACTTCCAGGTGATCCGCGAACAGACGCTCAATCCTCTGAATGAACAGTTCACTTCCGACATCCGCGCCAACAGGCCGAACGTCCGGGAAGATCAACTGACCGGCCGCACCTATTTCGCGGAGGATGCCGTCGGCACCCTCATCGATGCCATCGGCCCGATGGCCGACGCAGCTCAGGCTGTCGCCGACCTCGCCGCTGCACAACTTGACCAAAATTCTTCCACTATGGAAACTCAGAACAACAACTACCCCAACCTTATGGCCCTGCCTGGCCTCACTGAGCTGGCAGTCGACCAGAGCGACGGCACCGTGACCCTTCAGGGAGTCCAGTTGCAGGCCGTCGAGACCGCACTTGCCGAGGCCGCGCGCCTGCGCGAAGCCAACGCAACCCTCACCACCGAGCGCGATGCCGCACGCCAGACCATCACCGAGCGCGACACCCGCATCACCGAGCTCGAGACATCTCTCGCAGCCGCCATCGAGCGCGCCGAGAACCCCGCACCTAAGCAGCCCGCGCCCTCCGGCACCCCCGAGAACGAAGGAGGCCTGAAGCCCGCTGAGGACTTCGACGAGGCACTCGCTTCCTGCCAGGAATTCCTGAACCGCTAATTCATCAAAAAACCTTAACAATTATGGAACTTTCAACCCTCCTTGTTAACTCGTCCGCCAAATTCCGCAAGGAAGCTCTGGCAATGCCCGTGGCCGCCCTCCTGGACAAGGCCCTCAAGCACATGACCCTCCGCACCGGTGTCAACGGTAAGGAGACCGTCGGCGCCGTCGGCTCCGACGCAGAAGTCCGCCCCTACAGGACCGAGAAGGGCGCAACCGACACATCCAAGATCGTCGGCCGCACCCTCGAGACCTTCCTGGGCGACGTCCTCGAAGAGTTCGATCCTTACCAGCTCTACACCACCGTGTACGGCGAGGCTTACTCCGACAAGACCAAGCGCACCGACCTCGAGATCGTGAAGGCCCTGGTACTCCAGATGGCCAAGTCCGTCTCCAAGAAACTCGGCGTAGCCATCTTCACCGGCGTAAGGAACGCTCAGGGCACTACCACAGCGGCCCTCTTCGACGGCTTCAACAAGATCACCGCAACCGAGATCACCGCAGGCAACATCGCCGCCGCGAAGGGCAACTACTTCGAGCACGCAGCCATCACCGCCGCCAACGTCGGAGACGTCCTCAAGAGCATCTACGACGCCGCATCCGAAGAGCTGCAGGAGTCTGACAACCTCAAGATGTTCGTCCCCAAGAGCGTGAAGAAGCTCTACGAAGACTGGTGCCTCGCGCACTTCGGCGCTGTGGTCTACAACACTACTTACGTGAAGAACCGCCTGCACGGCACCGAGGACGCTCCTTGCGAGATCGTCGCTCTCTCCGGAATGAAGAACAGCCCTTACATCTACCTCACTACGAAACAGAACATGCTCGTCGGCTGCGACCAGAAGTCCAACGAAGAGAGGGTCCTGGTCCGTGTCCCCGACAACCCCAAGGTCGTGCAGTTCTTCATGTGCTTCTTCTGGGGTGTCCAGTTCCAGATGATCGAAAAGGAATACCTCCTGGTTGCCAAGGCAAGCGCCTAACTTAACTTAAAAGTGAAGTTTGTATGAAACACGCAAACCTTGACTTCAACATCGGCCGCGTCAATCCCTCAGGGATTGGCGAGGTCGCATACAGGATCCGCAAGCGCTATATCACCTCCTGGCCGACCGTCGAGGACGACCCGGACAAGGACGACAACATAGGCGAAGCCGATATGGCAACGCTCGTGGGCGACTTCGTCCTGGCCTCCGGCAAGAAGTGGCAGCGCATCTACTCCACCCAGGGCAAGGGCTCCGTGACCTTCGAGACAACCGGCGAGACCGATTGCAAGATGTTCATCAACCACGCCCTCCTCTCCTTCCCCGACCTCACTCCTGAGGCCCTCGGATTCGGAAAGGCGTCCGTCAACGATGACTTCGTGTACCTGGTGAAGTCCGCAGGCCGCTGGCACGTCATCGGCTCCAAAGACTACCGCAGCGTCACCACGCTCGGCGGGCCAGGGTCCGGAACTACCGCAGGCTCCGCAAAGGGCTGCGAGTTCACGGTGGACTGCCCCGACGTTACTCCCATCCCCGTCTACGTGGGCGCTATCGTCTCCGACGAAGGCTCTCTGGACGCAGGTACCGGCGTACTCACTCCAAGCAACTAAACTATGAACCAGGAAATCCACACCTTCCTTCAGAAGGCCGAGCCGGACTTTGTGTCCGGCTTTGCCCTTCTCTGCAAATACTCGCCGAACGAGTCTTTGATTTCCTTTATCGGGCGCAAGGCCGATATGGAAATGCTGATTTACGAGCTCGGGAAGCTTGACCGGGACGGCTTCAACACGCCCAATCCCCGCGCTGCCATCCTAAACGCACACTACGCTCCCGCATCGGTGCTCTCCGAAGCGGCCGGCCAGGAATCCGCCGAGACTTCTCAAGAGAAGCCGGAAGAGCCGAAGACCAGGTTCAGGACCATCGACGAAAGCCGCACCCGCCGGGCCGACCTCCCGGAAGACCTCAAGATTGTCTATGATGCCATCGCCGAGGATTACAAGATCCGCCGCGCCCTGCACGACAAGATGAAGGCCGCGACAGCGGATGCCGACCGGGCCTCGTTCCGCGCCAGGATCCTCGAGACCGAAGAGCGCATCCAGGCAGGCTGGACCAGGATAGACGCCTGGCTCGAGCAGAACGCCAAAGAGAAGGCCAATGACAACTTCAACGAGAAAAGCTGCCGCGCCTACATCTCCAAGGCCCTGAAGGCCGAGAAGGTGTCGGATACTGTCGCCGCCGGCGTGAAGGCACGCATCCAGACGCTCCGCGAGCACGGAAGCACCGTCACCGACGAGCTCCTCGAAGCTGTCCGCGCCAAAGGCATCGAAATCTAATTCCGACCAAGAGTTTCATAATCAACTGTCCCAAGTAGCCGCCGTGAGGTGGCTACTTTTGCATTATGCAGAAGAAAAACGACCGCGATATAGTAAATACTCTTTCCATAGTCCTGGAAAACCCCGATGCCAAGTTGCCGGCAACCGAGCAGGTCCGGATGGAACGTCTCCGGGCCATTCATTCCCGCTGGATGGGCCAGCCAACGATCACCGACACTCAGATGCGCGATTACATCACGACGCAGTTTGGCGTCGGTATCGTCCAGGCCTACCGCGATATCGCCATCGTGAAGGCCGTATTCGGAAACACGCCCCTCTCTGACAAGGAATTCCAGCGCCGTCGCGCAAATTACATTCTCGAGAAGGCGACAGCAGCTGCTACCGCAGGCGACTCTAAACAGGCGAAGGCCCTGACGAAAATCGCCGAGACGATCATCAAGGCCAACAAGCTCGACGAGGCCGACGGCGAAGAATTCCCCTGGGATGAGATCGTCCCGGCTCACGAGGACTTCTCCGTGGATCCCGCCGTCATCGGTATCGAGAAGGTACCCGACATAGAAAACAAGGCCAGGCGCCTGCTCAATCAGTACAACAGCGACATCGATGAGCAGTAAGACGACTTACCTTAACCGCGCCCAGCAGGAAGCTATGGCCGTGGCTGCTAACACCGAGGTCGATATCTGTGCCCGCCGCTTCGGCAAGTCCTTCGGTATAGTCTCCAGGCGTATCAAGCGCAACGCCCAGTGGATGCCGGGCAGCACCGGCGCCTTCGTAGCCTCCTCCTTCAAGCAGGCGCGCACCCGTACGCTACCGGCAGCCCTCTCCGGGCTTCGTGAAGCCGGCTTCCAGGAAGGCCTGCACTACGTCATCGGCAAGCGCCCCCCGGCCAGGCTCGGATACCGACAGCCGCTGGTTCCAGTCCAGAATTTCGACGACGTGGTGACATTCTACAACGGCACGCAGATGGTCATCATTTCGCAGGATGTGAAGATGTCCTCCAACTCCCTCACACTGGACTGGGTCGTAGGCGACGAGGCGAAAGGCCTGGACTTTGAGAAGCTCAAGGACGAAACGTTCCCGGCAAACGGCGGAACGATGCGCTATTTTGCAGACTGTCCCTGGCACCATTCCGTGCTGTTCGTCTCCGATATGCCGGTGCTCAAATCCGCCAGGTGGCTGCTGAACTACCGAGAGAAGGCAACTCCTGACATCATCGATGCGATTAAGGGCCTCCTGTACCAGCGCTGGCAGCTCACTCACGCTGCCAATCCGGGAAAGCAGGCCGGGGACCGCATCAAGCGCATCGATGCGATGCTCGCCCAGCTGCGCCGGCACGCCGTGGCGTATAACGAGTGGTCCATCTTCGAGAACATCGACGTGGTGGGTCTGAATTACGTCAAGCAGATGAAACGCGACCTCCCGCCGCTCGTATTTCAGACATCCATCCTCTCCAGGCGTATCGACCGGCTCCAGGACGGCTTCTACCCGAACTTTCGCGATTCCATCCACACATACATCAACAACAACAACCGTCCTCTCGAGGATGCCGGCTACCAGATTGAACCAGGTACTGACTACGGCTGCCTTCTCGACGGCGACCTGGATCTGAAGGCTCCGATATCCATTGCCTTCGACTACAACGCCAACATCAACTGGCTGGTGGCCGGCCAACGCAACGGCTCGGTACTCCGGATCCTCAAGTCCTTCTACGTGAAGTACGAGCGCAAACTGCGTGAGCTCGTGGATGACTTCTGCCATTACTACCGTGCCCACCTGTGCAAGCAGGTGGTCTTCTACTACGACTCCACGGCCCTGGGCTCCAACTATGCCGTCTCCGACGACGACTTCAAGTCCGTGATCTGCGAGCAGTTCGCAAAGAACGGCTGGGTCGTGGATGCTCAGTTCATCGGGCGGCCGCTGCCTCACAACCAGAAGTACAGCATCATCAACGACGGCTTCAAGGGCGCCAAGCACCTGATGCCTATGTTCAACCGCGAGAACAACGAGGCGCTGCTCACTGCCATCACTATGGCCGAGGTAAACATCTCACCGCTCGGCTTCCATAAGAACAAGTCCGGCGAAAAGCTGGCCGAGTCCGAGGATGACCCGCTCGAGTTCCGCACCGACGGCACTGACGCCTTCGACACGCTGTTCCTGGGCAACGTCCTCTTCCCATACACCGCCGGCGGCATCGGCGTAGGCTCAGCCTTCTGATCCTCTGGCCACCACACTCTCCGGCCCGCGTTTTCTCCAGGAATTCGCGGGCCGCTGCGTGCGTCCGGCGTCGGCATATTACGCGGATTGCAGGTCCGGTTGCCGGCAACCGGACAGGGCAAGGCGGGGGAGCTCGCGTCGGAATTTTTATCGGCGGACGGTTTTTCGGAATTCGAAGCGGCTGATTTATAACAATTAGCCTCTCTCATCGAAGAAAAGCCCCGCAAGGAATTCGTGTCCTAAATCAAAGCGGCCGGGCAACTTAATTTTGTGAAGTATAAACGCCCGAAAAGATGATATCCGCAAGCAAAATCTGCGATTTCGCAAAACTCAAGAAGCAAATTTCCCTGAAGTGGGTGGCCGAGTCCGGAGAGCTCATCTCCGTCGACCAGGCCGTAGTCACTTCCTTCCACGGCAATGGCTCGACCTTCAATATCAAGATCCTGCCTTCCGGAGAGATCCGCAAGGTGAACCGACTGACGGTTACGGAGATTAACGGAGAGGAGGTTACACTATGACGGAGAGTACCACCCCCGCATTCGGCGGCGTCGAAGTGATCGACGGCGTTTCGATATTCCCCGAAGCCTCCGCGATCCTGATGATGGACTCCGGCACAGACTTCCGCCTCGACTACGATATGGATCCTGTCCGCATCGGACCCTACAGGGTCGCTCCCTGGGGAATGGACAATCTCCTTCCGAATCACCTTCTCAAGAAAATTGCAGACAATGACATCGTGTCTGCGAATCTCCGCTTCAACCGGGATGTCTGCTTCGGCCTCGGCCCGAAGCTTATCCGCGTACTTGCCCGCGACAAAGGCAAAATCACCGACTGGGAGGAAGTCGAAGACGGCGAGGAATACGAATTCTTCGAACGCAATGACATCCCGATGTTCCTGATGCAGCAGCTGACGGATATGGTAACATTCTACAACACCTTCCCTGAGCTGCAGTATGATAAGAAGAGCACCAAGATACATACCCTTCTCCACAGGGAGGCCGCTTTCTCACGCTGGAACATCGCCGATGCACGTGGCAGCATCAACTTCCACTACTACAGCTCCGAGTGGCATAACAACCCAGGAGTGGCGGATGTCGTATGTACCCGCGTACTGGATGAATTCAATGCCGTGAAGGAATTGGAGATGTATGCCGCAGACCGCAAGCGTCTCATCTTCCCGGCGTATATGCCTTCCCCGGGCAGACCATACTACTCCAGGCCCGAGTGGCACTCCATCTTCACATCCGGATGGTACGACCATTCCTGTATGGTGCCGAAACTCAAGAAGGCCATTCTCAAAAATCAGCTCGGCATCAAATACATCATCTATATATCACCCGACTACTTCCGCGACATCTACCGCAAGGAGGGAGTGAGTGAGACCGACCTGAAGGCCTGCAAGGAGATAGTGGAACGTGAGAAGAAGGCCTTCGCCAAATTCCTTACCGGAGAGGAGAACGCCAACAAGACGCTGATGGCCACCAAGTCCATCATCCCCTCCGCATCCGGCTCTGCAGCTGAATCGAAATGGGTGGAGATTATCCCGGTGAAGAACGACCTGAAGGGTGGCGAGTACATCGACGACACGGAGTCAACCGCCAATATCATCTGCTACGCTATGGGCGTGCATTCCGCGCTGATCGGCGCCACACCGGGAAAGAGCCAGGGAAGCCTCGGCGGATCCAACGCCCGCGAACTGTACCTCATCAAACAGGCGCTTATGAAGCCGCTCGTGGATAGGTGTATGCGCGTGCTGAAAGTTATCAAGCAGTACAACAAGTGGGATAAGGACGTGATGGTCACGATTCCGGAATATATCTTCACGACGCTGGACCAGAACAAATCCGGCAAAGAGGAGTCTACAAATTCAAACGCCTGACGCCTTATGATAGTCAACGGTTTTCAAGAAATGAAACGCTACCTGCCGGCATCCCAGGTGAAGATGCCGGCCGAGTTCTTCGACGACGCCCTGGAAGTAGCCCAGGATGCCCTCCGCGATGAAATCCTCGGTGAAGGCTTGACAGAGCGCCTGGAGCAAAACAATAACGCCGACCGGCAGCTGCTCGGCCTGGTCCGACGGGCTATCTCGCTGGAAGCTTTCCTGCGCTCAATCCCGCGTCTTGACCTGGTCATCACCGAGGCCGGCTTCGGGGTTGCAAGCAACCAGGATATCGCCCCGGCGTCCAGGGAGCGGATCCAGGCGCTGACCGACTCCATCAGCCGCGAGCTCGACGACGCGAAGGACCGCATAGTCTCCTTCCTCATCAAGCCGAAGGTGTACGAAGACTGGAGAGGCACGGAAGAGTTCGCAGCGCTGACCGACGGCCTTTTCCTTACCTACGCAGACTTCAAGGAACACGCACCCTTCAGCCAGAAGGTGGCGGAGACCTGGCCGCGGTCCTGGGCCGACTTCCGCAGGATGGGAGCAGCGCTGAACGTGGCGCTGACCTCCGACGTCGCCGCATACATCTCCCCGGAATATGCCGAAGAGCTGCTCGAGAAGGTGCGTGACGTTGAAGTGCTGCTTCCCTCAGAACGGAAGGTGCTCCGGATGGTGAAAACAGCATCGGCCGCCGTCGCGCTCGGCGACAGGGATACCGGGCTTGCCGAAGCCATAAAGGCTGCGGCATTTATGAAGGCGCGCCTGTCCGATTTCCCGACCTTCGCCGGTTCGGACGCTGCATCCGACCTGTCCCTGCAGCACGATGACTCATCCATTTACTCAATGTTTTGACCAAGAAATTATGAACTTCCTGAAGAGAATTTTCCAGAAGAAGGCCAAGCCTGCCAATGTGGACATCCAGTTCCCGACCAGCTGGGAGACGATGACCGCCGAACAGTTCAAACAAGTCTGCGTAATCCTTAGTATGCCGCACGTATCCCGTGACCAGGCACTGATGCTCTGCCTGTTCTCCCTCACCGGCATCCGGCCGCTGAACCCGGAGAACTACGACCAGAAGGCGCTGAAAGGTGGCAGCCTGCAACCCTTCCTGATCGACGGCAAGGAGCATATCGTGGCAGCTTCGGACATATCCGCCGCCTGCCACGAACTGGCCTACATCTACGACAGCATCGGCCTGCCGCCGTGCCCGCTGAAGGACGTTGACAGGCTCCTGTACGGCATATCTTTCAGGCAGTTCTTCGTAGCCGACAGCTTCATCCTCCGCTACCAGGCCGACAAGAACGGTTCATTCATCAAGGAGGCCGTCAAGACTCTCACCGGCGGCAGAAAGCGCCATCTGCTTGGGTGGGAGCGGACGGCAGTCGTCATCTGGTGGAACGGAGTCAAGGAGGAGCTCAAGAAAAAGTACCCCTTCGTCTTCCGAGAGGGCGACGGCATTTCCGGCAAGACCCAGGCCGATATCCTGGAAGACTTGCTCTCCTGCATGAACGACAACAAGCCTCAGGATAACGACCGCATCCTGAAGACTGAAGCCCACTCGGTCCTGTATTCATTAAACCGTATCTATTCCGATGCTCAGCATAAAGTATCTCACTGACCTGCTCGCAGGCCGCCTTCCGGAAATAACCGACCCGGAGTCTCAGATAGTCGAGGCTCAGGGTTTGGACACCATCACCGCGCTGCTCTCCTCCTTCAACAGCGTGAAGTACCCGGCCGTCATCCTCGAGGGCCGCAGCTCCGGAAGCATCCAGATGGTTGAAGGACCCGTTGATTTCCATACAGAGTCCATCTGGGTTATGCTGCAGCTCGGTAGTGAAGACCAGGAAGCCCGCATCTACGAAGAGGCCTTCCAGCTCGGAAGGCGCATCCTGGCCATCCTCCTTCACGAGTCCGCCTCATCTGTCGACAACCCCCACCTCGACGGATGGGACTTCCGGCGTACATCATATATGAAGCGCTACGGCGGCCCCAACGCCAGGGGATATGAATTCGTCCTGTCTTTTGCTGAAGACGTCCCGCTACTTCCCGACTAAACTATGGCACGAACAAAGCTGGAAATGGCCCGCGCCTGGGCTGACATCGTCATCGAGAGATGGCAGAAGCGAATGGCTGAATTCGACGTCGGAGATACCGGCGCCCTTCTCAAGTCATTCCAAGCCCAGGTAACGGCTGACAGCAACGGGGACCCGGCGAAAGTCACCTTCGCTTTCCTCTACTATGGCCGGTTCCCGGATATGGGAGTCGGACGTGGCGTGACGCTCTCCGACGTGCCGTCACCTACCAGGCCGGTTAAGCCCTGGTACTCGCAGACCTTTATGAACGAAGTGGTGAAACTCGGCAGGATGATGGCGGCCAAGTACGGGCTCGACGCCGCAATGGCCGTGTCCGCCTTCTCATCCAGCATATACGACACAGCCGGCATCGTCAAGAACGACACCGCCTATCACAACCTGCACTGATCTATGGCAAACAACAGAGTCTATACAGAGAGCGTCGTCACGCTCAACAACCAGGAAGCGACCGCCCGGCTCGACGAGATACGCCGCAAGGCTCTCGAAGTGCGTCAGGAGATGTTTAAATTAGCCCAAACAAAGGGCGTAGATTCGAAGGAATTCCGGGCCGCGCAGAAGGAGCTTATCTCGCTTGTGAACTCTGAGAAATCGCTGAACGAAGAGACCAAGCGCTTCGAGAAAACTCTGAAGAATCTTAACGGTTCCACCCTGAACGAACTGCAGAGCGCCCTTCGGAAACTCCAGCAGCAGATGCGCCGCACCAAGCCGAATACGCCTGAGTTCAAGGCATACGCCGAACAGCTGAAGTCCGTCCGGACCAGGATGCGCGAGTTGGAGGATGAATCCAGGGCGGCGCAGAAGACCCTCGGCGGATTCTTCAGCAAGATCGGATGGACCGCGCTCGTGACCGGCGCCCTTGCTCTTATCCGGAAATTCGGCGCCGATATGGTCGCACAGACTCAGCTGGCGGGCGATAAATGGAGGGTTGAAGTCGCCGGCTGGAAATCAGCCTACGGCTCCTTCGTGGCCGACCTGTCTTCAGGCAAGGGGTGGAACGAGCTGGTGCAGCGGATGAAGGATGCCTATAAGAACGGCAAGCAGGTCGCTGAAATGCTCGACGAGATATTCGAGCGAGAGAACTCCCTATCCCTCACGGAGGGCGAGCTGAACCTCAAGGGCGAACAGCAGCGCAAGATAATGATGGACTCTACGAAGTCCCTTCAGGAACGCATCGCCGCCGCCGAAGAATATGACAGAATCCAGCAGCAGATTGCCCAGGGCAGGAAGGACGTCGCACAGCAAGAGCTGGATGCCTATCAACTCCAGCTGCAGCAACGCACCGAACTGACGGATGCCGAGCTGGACGCCTTCGTGAAAGATTACAATGCCAACAAAGACCTGATTGACCAGGCTAAGGCGTATCAGAAGGAATATAGCAACCTGCAGGCACGCGCCAACGGCCTCCATAAGGCTATGATATCCGGAACGGGCCAGGCCTACGACGCGTACAAATCGCAGTATGAGCAGGCGCAGGCGGACCTCGACAACTTTGCCGCTGCCGCCGATGAGACTGTCGTCCGTTGGGCGAGCATCATTGACAAGTACAACCTCGGCAACGACGATATGGTCAAGAACTATGTCCAGGCCCGTCGTAAGATGATCGATGCCGACGTGAACTATGAACGCTCCACTCAGCGCTCGAACCGCCAGGCTACCACCCTCCGAAAGCAGCTGGCTAACGAAGCGCAGCAGGCGCAGGAAAAGGCTTACCAGGCCGATATCAAAGCCTCCGAAGAACGGTTCCAGGCCCTGCAGCTGCAGGCGAAGCAGGCGTATGCCGACGGCACCATCTCCGAGACGGAATACCAGGGCCGCATCAACCGCATCCAGGAAGAGGCCCTGAAGGACAAGATAGCTATCGGCGAACGCTTCAAGAAGTCCGTCGTAGCCCTCCAGTCGCAGATTCTCGACCTCTCTATCGCCGAGTCTAAGAAGCTTCGTGAAATCCTTGACAACGAAGAGAAGGCCCTCGAGAAGACCATCGAAGACCTGAATGCCGGTATCCAGAAGGAACTGGATGAGATGTCCGGCTATCTCGACGAGCAGCAGCAGGAATTCAACTCCCACTGGTCCGAAATGCTCAGCCGCGCCGATGAGATCGCCGCCGAGCTCAACCCCGTGGCCGCCCTGAAGGAGGAGATGGCCAAGGAGCTGGCGGAGATCCAGGAACTGCTGGACTCTTCCCTCATAACGGACGAGGAATTCCAGCAGAAACGGCTGGAGATTGTCAGGCGCTACGCCCAGAAACAGACCGAATTGGCCGTCGGACCATACAAGAACGGAGCGCAGACCGCCCAGAAATACCTGGAACAGGTCGGCAGTTTCGTAGCCGCCCTGCAGGACGCAGCCGCCGCCCGCATGGAAGCTCAGATGCAGGCCGAGCTGACCGCCGCCGGCGACAATGCCGAGAAGCGCGAGCAGCTCGAGGCCGACTACGCGCAGAAGCAGTTGGACCTGCAGAAGCGCTACGCCAACATCAATATGGGCATCGAGATAGCGAAGACCATCTCCGCCGGCGCCCTCGCCGTGATGCAGGGCTTCGCGGAACTCGGACCCATCGGCGGAGCCGTCTCCGCAGCGCTCATAGCAGCCACCACCGCCGCCCAGGTCGCCGTGATCATCGCACAGCGCAACGCCATAATGAACTCATCCGTCAGTGCGTCCGGCTCATCTTCATCTATAGAAGCCCGCGTGCCTACGGGATACAGCGGAGGAGGATTCACGGAGAAAAGGGCCAATGACTATCAGCCCGTCGGCATAGTCCACGCCAATGAATGGGTCGCACCGGCCGCAATGGTACGTGCCAATCCACTGACCTTCGCAACGCTTGAATCGATGCGTCTTTCAGGCAATTACCATTCAGGGCAGCGTGGATACGCGGACGGAGGATTTACCACCCCCGCACCGGCAGCGCAAAGGGCCGGAAATACGGCCGATATGGAGTTGATTCGGCGTACGTACGAGCTCCTCTCTGAACTAAAAGCGGCCCTGCCGTTCCCGACGTACCTGGTATTCTCGCAGGCATCAGCGAAACAGGAAGTGATGAACGAAATCAAAAAAATCGTAGGCAAATGAAACTCACCGTACCGGCTGGCCAGCTGACGCTCCCCGAGGACTTCAGCTTCGAGATAGAGCAGAACAGCGCCTTCTTCTCCGACGACGGCGCCGCATCGGTGGCCGCCACCATCCCTGCGACACCCTCCGACCTGGCGAAGCTCGAGCACCCCACAAGGATAGCCCGCAGCACACGCTTTGCGAACCTCTTCCCGGCAACCATCGCCGCCGGGTCGTTCGTGAAGAAAGGCACGCTCGTCGTGGAGTCGGCTTCCCGGGACGGGATTACCTGCGCCATCGCTCTGGAAGATTCAGACTTCTACGCCAACCACAAAGAGGAAAACCTGAAGACGCTTTTCGGCACTCAGGTACTCAGAACGTACAATACGCCCGAGGCCTGGTATAATTACTTCTGGGGAGTCTACTGCGGAACGACCGCCGACGCCCGCTTCCGGCTCATACCCGTGGCCGTGAAGGGAGACGGAGAAACGGAATACCAGATAAACAACGAGCCGAACATCAGCACCGGCATCGCTCCGGACGTCTTCCCGCTGAAGCACTCGCCGCGCATGGTTACCGAAGGAGACAGCAGCGTGTCTGTCCCTGAAGGTTACGGCATTGCGCCCTTCTACCTTCTCTACGCGTTCCTGGAAGATATGTTCCAGCTGTGCGGATACTCCATCGGCGCGAACTGCTTCCGCACCAAGGGCACGCTGAACACGCTGCTGCTGCTCCATAACTGCTCAGACGTGATATGTAACGGCTGGGTAGACTGCTCCGATCTGGTACCAAACAAGACTATCCAGGATATCCTGGAATGGCTGCGCTGCAAGTTCCACGCGCAGATCATCGTTCACCCGGCCGACAATACCGTGGATATCGTACTCCTGGAAGACATTCTCACCGGTGCCTTCGACCTGGATCTCTCCGGAAAAGCCATCGGCCGCCTGGCCTATTCCTTCAGCCGGTCGTCGCGTATAGTGATAACGCCGGACACATCGCTCGAGGGAGCAGCTCCTGCAGCTGAGACGATGGAGGACCTCGGGAAGAAATACGGCGGGGTTGTGGAAGATTCTTCTGAAATGGGACTCACGCTCGACAGGCCTACCGGGCGCTACTACGAGGTGCCTGCAGACCTTCGGGAAAACCATATCGTCGTGGCGCGCCTCGTCGGCACCAACTACTTCAAGTATGACCGGCGCAACTCGCAGGAAGAAGAGCAGCTGCAGCTTGCCGACCTTATGCCGCCGATGGTCTACGCCGGGGACTTCAGCCTGCTGATGCCCTTCATCGGAGAAAGGGTGCACCGCAACACCTGCATAAAGGGCTCCGCCAAGGACGAAGACCAGGAAATCATCATCGTGGACTATGCCGGCCGTACCGCTGCCCAGACAAGCAACGTCTCCTCCGACGGCTCGCACTGGCGGAGGGGATCTGCTTCCGCATACGCGGCCGGCCATTACTTCTACGGAACGACTCAGAAATACGACAACAACGGAGACCTGCGCATCGGCCGCTATACGCTGAACGCCCCAGAGATGTATACCATATTCTTCGCAGGGTATAACAAGATGCTCCGTAACAACCTCGTGAAGGTAGAAGGGTGCTTCGACTTGAAGGAAAACGAGATCCTCTCTTATGGGATGTACGCTGCCAAGCTGCTTGACGGGCAGAAGCTGCTGCCGGTTTCGCTCCGCTATGAAGTGGGCAGGAAGGTCCGCTGCCAGTCGGCCGCCTTCTACGCCATCAAGGACTACACCGACGGGCAAACCGACGTGCCCACGGTCATTCCGGAGCCTTCCTTCAAATGGCGCTATGACGACTCAGCCAAGGATGCCGCCGTCGACGATGTCCAGGAGGAATATCAGGAAGTCGAAGTCACGGCCGTCTATAACGACGACTACTCTAAAGGCAAAAAGAGTTTCTTTATGCCAGCTCCGCAGTCGGCAGGCCTTGTGTCCGCAGCGGTCACCCGCACGATCGATATCGGCTACTGGTCGACATACATCGACGAGCACAGGGTGGAACGCCGCCGGTTTAATGTCATCGAGAGCCGCGAGATAACAACTTACTTCCGGTCAGTGGCCGCGTCCTAAATCTCCGGCCCTCGCAGCCTTAATTTTGCAATGATTATATGGCAACCTATATCAATAGACCCGACACCCTCAGCCTTCTCGGTAACCTGAAGAGTTTCCTCATAGGGAGCTCCTCGGAAGTTTCATTCGAACTGAAGAAGGGTGGCGAGGCCATCCTCTCGGAAACGTATTACCCGAACAGCAGCGGCCAGGTCGAGATACAGGTGAAGGATATCATCGGCAATTACCTGTCGACAACTCTGCCCACCGGCAACAACTTTTCCCAATCCCTCTTTGCGGCAGATTTCACCGCATACCTGGATGGGAGCGACAGCTACTCCTTCAGGGTCGTGAACGCAGGGGTGCGCAAGCTGGCCACGCAGGCGTCGCTCTTCCTGCTCAGCAACTGGCTCACCTGGCAGCCGCAGACGAAAAGGACGGTCTGGGATGCTCCGGAATACTTGTCATTCTACGCCGCGAACTCCACTGTGGCCAAGGCTAAGTTCTACCTGAAATCGGGCACGACGAAGACCGTGAACGTGGCATCGTTCTCCGCCGGCGCCGCCTACACCGTCAACACTACGCCGAGCAGGCTGTTCGCCCTATCAGGTGAAAGCATCGACGACCTTTACGGTATCGTCGACGTCTGGGTGGAGACTCAAAGCGGCAGCCGCCTCACATACATACAGCGATACATCTTGGAGGAATCGCAGGGCGACGAACACTTCTACCTCTGCGTGAATTCACTCGGAGGCATCGACACATACATCTTCCACGGCGCCTGCGCCCTCGCTCCGGACATCTCCCACGAGAACGCAGAGCTGGGCGACACGAAGGTCGTCATCACGGATGATGCCGAGCGCCGCTGGGAGCAGACCACCGGCTACGCTTCGCTGAAGGAGACTTCCTGGATCTTCGAGCTTATATCTGCGTCGAACGCCTGGGCCGTTATGGACGGGACAGCGGAGCCGATAGCCATCGACTCTTCATCTCTCCGCGTCAGCGACCGCAACAACCTGCATTCCTGCTCCTTCTCCTTCACACTGACAGAAGGCGGCCGGTACCTGAATATCAGCAGGACGAGTGGAACGCTCCCCGCCATCGAGGTGCCGTCGCCGTCAGGTGAGATTTTTTTTTTAGATCTACGGCTTTCTGATTACCCCGACTCGGACCTGGAGCCTACGAGTTTGCTCCTCCTTCAGTCGCCATTCTCCGACACCTGGTTCAAGGCCAGCCTCGGCGCCATATCGGATATGATCGCCCAGACTGTACTGGCAGCAATCCCGCCGGCACAATCCAACCTGCCGCTGAACCTTCAATACGGGATCGTCGAATCAGAAGAGCCGCACACCTACAACGGCAGCTCGGAAGTCACCGCACGCATCCCGTCGCGCATCAGCCACCTGGCCGACCGTACGTCCGTGCCATACCTCGGCGCCGTCAGTGAGAACGGCCTGGTACAGCTGCGCGATTTCGCCGGCAACAGCATCTTTCCAGCCCTTCAGCAAGGCTCTTTCTGGGGGAACAGCTGGAATGGCGGCAGCGTCTCCGGGCCGCTCACCTTCACGGCGGGCGCAACTCCGTCGGAGACGGCAGACCTGGAAGTTATAATGGTCGAGGGAGTCCGTGCACTTCATACGCGGCTTCCATTTTATTCCGACTCTTCAATTACCGGTGGCGGCAAGGGCCGGGGAGGCGACAGCAGCGGAGGCTCTTCCACATTGAGCGGTCTGAACGATGTCCGGCTATCCGAACTTACCAATGGCCAGGTGCTCAAATATAACGGTCAATACTGGGAAAACAGTTCGGTATCCGGCCTTGGCGAAGCCGCGTACCGCGGAGTGGCCACCGCCATCGGTCCTAATGTTTCGGACCTTGTGCCAGGGAGCTTGCTCCGGGCTATCCTTGGAGACACCTTCAGCGCTTCATCAACCGTCAAAGCGTTTGTAAACTCCAGCATAGCCACGGCAACCGCAACCTTCCGCGGGACATTTAGCACCATCACGGCCTTATTGGCCGCTGCCGGCGATGCGAACGACTATGCCTTCCTCTCGGGGACTGACGCCGCCGGAAACACCTACTACGACCGTTACAAGTACGTAGATGGTACTGGATGGACGTACGAGTACCGCCTGAACAACTCCAGCTTCACCGCCCAGCAATGGGCCGCCATCAACTCGGGCGCCACGCAGGACTTGATGACCAAGCTCTCCGGCATCGCCGCAGGGGCCCAGGCCAACGTCATCGAGACGATAAAGGTGAATGGAACGGCGTTGCCGGTAAACAATAAGGCCGTGGACATTCTATTCCCCCATAGCGTCGGGAACCTTGGAACGCCAGTGTTTTTCGACAGTACAGGCAATGCCCAGCGCATTGATTATCTTTCGATACACCCGGAAGGAGGCTCAATCATCTTGCCTTTTTTCTTCAACGACTTGGCAGGCCTGCAGGCACGAGGTGGCAGTTGTACAATTACAGCTGATGGCAATGCCGTCGCGATCGCCCCGGCATTATTCAATGGCAAACCTGATTATGCCTATCTGAATGTGGCAGGTTTGTCCTCCGAAATTGTGATCAATATCGTCCCGCCGCCTGACAAATTATTCGTTTATGCCAGCCGGTTCTATATTGATTTCGGCAGTGCATGGTGGGCCGCGAAGAATATCACTTTATCCGTATATAAAGTCGCTATCGCCGGCGGTTCCGAGTCGCTGCATAATACATATTCAATATCAGATAATGCCAACCAGTTCTGGAGACAAGATATAGCATCGTTGCCCGAGCAATATAAGATTTCCCGGCTGGTTCTGGCCCTTACTGACTTTAACACCAAGACCCCGCGCATATCCGAGATCGGGCTTGTTAACTACAGCAGCGAAGGCGTTGCCGTATCATATATGTCCAGGTTTACCGATGATGCCGTGTACCGTCACATCTCTCCAGTTTCCGGCAATACAACATATAATCTTGGCAGCAGCAGCGCTCCTTGGAATATCGTTTATGGCCGGGAAGGGCAATTCAGCAGTAATGTCCGTACCTCGGCAGTCTATGCATACAACAGTGCGGCCTCCATAAACTTCTACGTCGGAGCATCCAACACAAAGGGGTTTGAAGTGACGGACAGCGGCCTGTATGCTTCCGGCAGCAAGCTCGTGATGACAGAGGCCAACTGGGGTTCATATATCGGTAATTCAGAAGAGAACAAGGTGGGATACGCGAACAATGCCCTTTACCTTGGCGGGATTGCTGCGAGTAAATACGCACGCAGGGATGCGGATAACACTTTTTCCGCAAACAATACATTTGCGAATTCAATCGATATCCTAAATGGCGGCCTTAAACTGGACGGTGGTTTGGCCATAAGTACTTACTCCGGAGCTCCGTTGCTCATCGGTCACGGCACGTGCCAGACCAGGAACATACAGTATTATGGAAATTCTGCACACATCTTCAGCATTTACGACAGTTCCCTAAGCGATCCGACCTGGAACCCAGTTCTCTCGCTATATTCCGGGGAGATCGTTGCCCTTAGGCGCATCTTACCGACGATTGGTTCATCATCCGGCTCCCAATTAAATGGCCTCGATCTTGGATCTAATGAGAACCAGTGGCGCTGTCTTTATGCGCGACGATGGTACCCGGCCGGCTCCGGCGGTCCATACATTGAATACGACCCCGCAAGCACGTCATTCAAGGTGCATGGGAATCTATATGCCACAGGATATCTTACCGGCGGAGCGAGAGGCAAGAACGACGTTCAGTCAATTATATCCTACAGTTTGGTTCCGACCTCTCGTGCAGTTTACGACCTGGGTAGTTCTGAACGTGAATTTCGGAACGGTTACTTCAGCGCTACTGTTCACGCACTGACAATCGGTGACGACTCCAACCCGGTTACTGAGGTTTGGGCCCAGACGCTCATTTCCGACACGGCTGCTATTGGAGAGCTTGAAGTCGGTACATCACTGACTCTACCTACGCACACTTTCACATCGTCTCAATCTACCGGGTTGGAGGCTGCCCTGAATGGAACTTCCGGGGCCAACTACAATCTCAATAACTATGGGCTAACCACAGCCCTGGCTGCAAGAATTTTCGGTGGCGAAGTATGGGTGTTGAAGACGACCAACTACACGCTCCGTGTCACGGGCATCCGGAAGAACGGCAGCTATTATACTATTTACTGCGGCGGGTTCGTACTGGCACAGTATTCAAGTACGTCCTGGACCGTTTATAAAACCGCATAAGATATGGCCCACAACGCAGCATATACAAAGGTTTATGTGGACACAGCGAATGATATCGGTCTTGGCGTTCACGAAATTGCAAAGTGTCTGGGGCGCAACACCCTTGACCTGGGGACTTTGTGTGAAGATGCCGATGTGATAGAAGACGGCGAGATTATTGATGCCGGGGGGAAGGTGAACAAATGGGCCCTGAAAAAACCATTGCGCTTCCCGAGTAAGCGGTTTGTCCTTACGGATGCAGACCGGGCCAACGTTGATTTTGGATTTGACACCGGCACCGGCAAAGGGCTTGCAGAACGAGGTGGCGCGAGTGCTCTGGCCACTCTAATGAATGCTATTGTGGCCAGCGGAGGCGCATCTTGGATTTACCTTCCGCCCAGGGGAGAAAATTACCCGATCCAAGGGCAAAATGAATGGTATCGCAAAGAGGACTTCGACGGCTATAACCATCTGGCTAAAGCCCCTTTCCGAGTTGCTTCGCCAGGCATTACCATTGACGAGCCGGTGTCTGGATACAGGGATTCAGTTATAAGGGTGACGGACGACGTCGAGATTGACATAACCCAGATGAAGGCTTTCGTGATGCCTGATACAGAATCCGGACAGATGAACCTCGCCTGTGTGGTCCGCAATGCGGGAGTTAACCGCATCTTTATTCTTAATGACCCCGACCCGTTTGCGGATAGCGATGAAGTGTCTATCCCCATAGACCTGCGGGACGGGGTAAACTACTGCCAGTTTATCTATACAGATCTCGACCCTTCCGAAGTCGAAGCCGGAGGCATCATAAGCGCCGAGGCTGGGGATGACTACAACTTCATTGCACTTCCTGACTGCTTTCAGACGTTCACCGTGTCCGCTATCGCGAGGGCAATACTGATGAACGCCGGCTGGGCCGTCGGCGCTGCGGAGTATTTCTTCAAGGTGCAGCTGCTACCGGATGGTTATGTGAGCACTATTACCCCGCGAGTGGTCTATGTCAACACTTCAGGCGAGGATGTGTATGTGCAGGTTCACGCTTCCTTTAGGTACAGGGATGAAATAGTGCTCCAATCCGACAGCGCCAATGTCATCGCCTATGAAGATCCTGAAGACAACCACATCGAGATGTCTTCCATCAGCGTCGGAGATTTCGTGGGTGGATCGGATTTCCTAATTGAAGACCTCGAAGATGTGGAAATGAAACTCTGGTGGACGTGGGGAACAAAGCGCAGGTATTTCAATTTCGCAACCAACCAGATAGTAGCAACGGATCCTGGCTATGTGACACTGGAACGATTCTTTACAACTCAAAACTAAAATACGATGAAAAAGATTGACATTATCAATGCTGTGAGAGTCTTGTCTAAACTTCCTATCAACAAAGTGAAGAACGACAAGACCAAATTCGCACTCCTTTCTGACTACCGCGAACTTCGTAAGGTATCAAAGGCCATCGACGAAGACCGCGACGTTGCCGTAAAAAAATTCCGGGAGGACTTCAAGGATGAAATCGAAGTCGTCGCCAGCCTGCGCCGCCACGACCTCCCCGTCAACGCCCACGAGGGATATGTCACCGCCGAGCGGGACCTGAATAAGTTTCTGGACAATATGCTTCAGGAGGAAATAGCCGTCAGCATACCTGCCCCCGTTTCGTGGGAAGACTTCGTCAAGGCGGTCGACGACACAGATTTGTCTTTTGAAGAAATCAACAGCCTCGACTGTATCATCGCAAAATCATAAAATATATGGACCTCAGACAGCATAACGACCGGAATTTCATCTGGCACATCCTTGCCAAGGGCCCCAAGGGAACCACAGCCCCCTACGACCTCACAGGCAAGGAATTGCTGGTCGAAATCGAAATCAACCGGCGCACAGTCATCACTATTGACAACTTTGAAGTAGACGGCAATACGCTGTCCTTTGTCTGGTACGGGAAGGACCAGCGCGTCACCGGCCCCTTCCGCATTATCCTCACCGAGAACCCAGGAGCCATCGGAGAACACCAGATCGACGAGGCCGGCCCCTTCCGCCTGGTCGCATCCAACGCGGAAATCCGCGACCGCAACTGCCCGCCGAATATCGAGGTCGAAGCCATCGAGCTCTCATCCGTCGTGGCAGTATTCGACGACTCCTCCATCCCCGTCACCGTCGCCCGCAAGACCTGGGTGAACGGAGTGCTCGAGGAGAACTACTACACCAAAGCCGCCGTCGACCTGAAACTCGCCGGCAAGCAGGATACCATCGACGACCTGGGCACCATCCGCTCGGGAGCAGCTGCCGGCGCCACGGCCGTCCAGCCGGAAGCCGGAAAAGGCCTATCGCATAATGATTACTCCGACGCCGAAAAAGAGAAGCTCGCAGGCATCGCCACCGGTGCTCAGGTGAACATCCTGGAAGGAGTGAAGGTGAACGGCACCGACCTGGCCATCGACGGCAAGAAAGTCAACGTGCTGGTACCGACGAAGACGTCCGATCTTACCAACGACTCCGACTTCACGACGAACGCCATCGTCCAGGCCGCACTGGCCATCATCAACGCTGTGATACCGACCCAGGCATCCGCTGACAACCAGCTTGCCGACAAGAACTTCGTAAATTCCTCCATCACTACGGCCACGGCGGAATTCCGGGGAACGTATATGTCGCCGGGGATGATTCCCACTACCGGGGTCGACCTGAACGACTACGCCTTCGTGATGTCCGCCGACGAGGACGGGAATACCCTATATTCCCGCTACAAGTTCAACGGCACCCAGTGGCTCTTCGAATTCACGATCAACAACTCCTACTTCACCGCAGCGCAGTGGGCGGCTGTCAATTCCGGAATGACGCTGGCACTCGTGGAAAAGCTTCAGCAGCTCCCGACCAAGCAGCAGCTGGACGAGCTGTTTGCAGGCAAGCAGAACACCATTCTGGATCTTGCCGACCTCACGGACTCCATCCGCGCCCTCCTGCTGCGCGACCTCGGCTACAATGCCGAACAGGCCATCATCACCCTCGTGGCCGGGGAACAGGGCAAGTATGTCAAGTGCGCGACCCGGGCCGCAGAGAACAACGCCTCCTTCACCATTTCCCAGCCCTTCGACGTGGAGGCCTGCAGCGAGCTCCTGATCAAGACCGGATTCAATCCTTCAGACACCAACCACGCACCGCTCGACCTCTCAGTCATCGCCATCTACGAAGAGATGGAGCGTACGCGCACAGTGCAGAAAAAGGACGGCGACGGCAACCCTCTCTACTACGTCGTGACCGTCGATCCGGAAACGGGAACGGAGACGGTGACGTCGGAAGAGTCCACCGTAGTGTCGGACTTCCCGGTCTACACGACGGAGACGTACATCGAGCACCGCTACCTGCCTAACAACGAAGACCGGTTTGTCAAGATTCCGGACTCTGGATATTATATCGCCAACATCCCCCAGAGCTGCAAGTGTGTGATATCCTACAAGCCGGGAGTAACTGACCTGAACGTGCTCGTGCGGAAGCACGGCGCACTGGCCAACCTCACCTCGCAGATCTTCGGCATCTACGAGCACCGCGTAATGAGCGAGGCAGTCGTGAACCTGGCCGCCCGCATCGAGGCGCTGGAAGCCCGCATCCGCAGGCCCGGAAACATCTCCGTCGGCGCCATCGACATTGACAAACTCACGAAGTTCGGGTATCCGGTTATCCTTATCGGCGAAGGCGCCCCGTCCGCATCAGTGCGCCCGCTTAACCTCGCAGACGACCTGCCCTGGGACGGCATTCCCGCCTTCCTCGGCCAGCTCTATATCGACGTCACTGCGGCAACCCGCGGGCTCTGGCACGCGAAGGATTCCACGGCGGTAAGCGACTGGATTAACGATTAAAGCATTTCGCCATGATTAAATACTACAACACCGAAGCCGAATACAATGCGGCTGCAAAGAGTGCCTTTGAGAGCCAAATTTCACTCATAGGCGAAAATAATAATGTCAGGTTCGACGGAGTGAACGTTGTCGTAGGCGCGAGGTCCGCGAAGACCGGGTCCATCGCCGTGCTCGACGGGAATTCCGCCCTGCACTTCATCTCCCTGAAGACCTTCAGCACCGGGTCGTTCTTCTCGAACTTCACCGTCGTCGGTGTAGTGGCCATCGGTGTGGACCATCCCGACTTCAAGGGTAAGCTCTGCATCGCCGCGAAGAACAGCGACTCCTTTGTCTGGAGCTATATCTACTCCTTCCGACTGACGGGCTACACCCTCGACGGCACCGACCGCACCGGAACGCTGAACGTCCGCAAGTCAGGCAGCTGGGGAACCGGGGACGATTATGTCATCCCCTATAACGCGTCCACCGTGGAAGAGCTGGCCCAGCAGCTGAACGCCTACTTCCAGGAGAACGAACCGTTCATCACCCAGGACTGGGTTGCCCAGGTGACGGCGGACGGCGCTATCGACCTGGTGATGCACTACGTGGATTACCGCCAGGCGAGCAACACCGGCAAGGCCGGGTTCACCATCGCGGGGAACCTGCTTCCGGAAGTCATCGCCTCCGCGAGTATGCTTCGCCGCAACGGCTACCGCTCAGGCTCAGGCGCCGTTCTCAATATGCCCAGGGCCCTGGTGTATTTCCGTGCCGACAACTCCAGCACGTCATACAACCCGAGCGCGGACGTGACGACGACAAAGCGCGCCTATCCCGTCTGTCTTCCCGGCTATCTGGGGACATCGCAGCACCAGAGCGACCACTGCGCCTACCTCCGCTCTGTGTACGGAGAGGGAGAGGCCGGCTGGCTGAAGCAGATGGAAGATTTCAAGGCCGTGCTCTCCGACAACGGAATCTTCGACTCCAGGCGCTTCGATGACGGCAAGGCCGACTCCTACGCAATGGCCGGCCGCACCTTCATCGGGCAGAACGGAGCAGCCCACGCCTGCCATCCTGCAGCGGACTACGCCACCAGACTGTCCTTCAACCATAATCTGCTTCGCAAGGGTTGCTGGCATCTGCCATCCATCAAGGTGCTGGCTTCGATTATGAAGACCATAGTGTATAGCGTCGGCGGAAAGAATGACGACCCGGTAAACGCAGCGCTCAACGCTATCGGAGGGACCGCTATCAGCAACAACGCCATTTTCTGGTCGTCGTCCCGTTACAGCGCGAACTCCGCCTGGTGCTTCGGCGGCAACGCGGGCTGTGCGTACGGCAACAACCTTGCCTACGGCTATCGCGCCCTTCCCGTCCTGCTTTTATCACTCGATGAACTCGAAGAGGGCATCGAGGCTTAACTCTTAATCGCTCGCCCCGTCCGCGTCCCCGCGGCGGGGCTGGCTTTAACGCTCAACAAAATGGCAAAGACCGAATTCTTCGAACCCCACCTCCTGCCGAACGAAAGAGACTATCCGGATATCGGCATCGAAGCTGAGACCATCTACGGGCTCCTGCTCAGGGCCCGCCCTATGATGAACGCTACGAACCGCCGCTGCTACGGCGACGATGCAGTCCGGCAGATCCAGGATATCATTGCAGCGTACTCAATCGCCTACGACTTCCCGGAAGAACGGATGTACTATCTGAAGCTCATGTGGGCGAGGATTGCAGTCTTCCTCCGGCTGATGCGCTGCATCGGAGATGTCAATGCCATTGAGCTGAAACTTAAACACGAGCCCTTTACGCCCGACCGGATGAAGATCGAACTGATGAACCATATCGCCCGGCTTGACGAAGGGGCTACCCGATGGAAAAGAAGTGTAGTGAAAGGTACAAGGGCACGACCTGCTCCAAGGGGAGAAGGCAGCCACCGAAATGAATAAAGGAGATCCCGCCCTATATGGGCTATGTCGGAAGCGGATCCCAGAAGTGGCGCCAATTTCTGGTCGTCGTCCCGTTACAACGCGAACAACGCCTGGTACTTCAACGGCAACACGGGCTATGCGAACAACAACAACCTGAACAACGGCTATCGCGCCCTTCCCGTCCTGAATTATTCACAACAGTATGGACTTTGACATCATCGTAGCAACCTATAAGCACTGCCGGGCAAATAAACGGCACAGTCTTGACAACTCTTACTTTGAGCTGCACTGGGAGAGAGACCTGGCGCGGCTCACCGATGATATCAACGCCCGCGACCTTGTCCCTTTACTCTACAGCTTCATACGTACTTACCCCTGCGGCCGCGAAGTCAACGCCTGTCAGATGCCGACGAAAATAGTCCAGGACTACTTCGATATCCGCGTGAGGCCTCTCATTGACCGCCGGCTGACGGACCGCACCTTCAACAACCGCAAAGGCTTCGGACCTGACGAGATCGGAAGAGCACA